AAAATGGACACCAATACCTGATAAGGAAAAGCTGGGTAAATACAAATACTGGATTACCTGTGGTTACTGTGGAGCTGACAGGGAAGCTCATAACATCGGGGAAGTCCTCGATCATGGCAAAGGCATCTGTGAGAAGAAAGGGGCCAAGCCATGAGATTCCTAAACCGCTATCGTGGTAGACCCAGAGCTTATAAAGCCAAAGGTGCTACTTACTTCCTCATAGCACTGATAGCCCTCGTGGTCATGAGTAGCCTCTTTTACAAGAAAGAAATCCAAGTACCCCAGCTCGAAGCTAAGGCATATGACAACATGCTCTCAGCTCAGGCCATTGATAAAAAAGAGATGTGGGCACTCAAAGAAGAAAACGCCGCTCTCCATGAGAAGCTAGCCTCCACCTTCGAGGATCGGGGCCGCTACGTCTCAGCTCAGGCCAAACAATATCTCACCAATCTGGTAGTCAAGACCTTCGGCGGTGCCTCAGACCAGGCCTTGAAAATAGCCAACTGCGAAAGCGGAATCAACAACTTCAACTTCAGCAAGAAACCCAACAATGACGGCTCGACTGATCACGGGCTCTTCCAGGTCAACCAGAAGTGGCACGCCGCTCGGTTTGAGAAGATGTTTGGGGTGCCATTCGAGATCGGGGTTTACATCCCCGAGCTAAATGTTAAATATGCCAAGTTCTTATATGACAGCTCCAAAGGCTGGGGGCCATGGTCATGCAAGAAGGTTTTACAAGCAGCCTGAGAGTTGGTGATTAAATTTGGATAGAAGAACACTAGCAATAGTAATTATTATCATAGGACTACTCCTCTTAGCTTATGTCGGATACTTTAGTATCAAACCAGCTGAAGCTACGTTTATCCCCAAGGTAAACATTTGCCACTGTGAGGGAGCCGATTGTCAGACACTGAATATAGCGGTGGCTGCTTCGATAGCTCACCTTCAACAGCATGACGATGACTACCCTGGAGTATGTAGTACACCAGCTCCTACAGCGAGCCCAAGTGCTACACCAGCACCAACTGAGATTCCAGTTCCTTGCTTCGGTGAGGAATCCTTGAAGTCTCAAGACTGGGTAGTAATCCCATGTCCTACGGCTACACCAGAGCCTACAGCAGCCCCGACACCTGGTCTAACCGACCCACAGGGGCCGTTTGACGCACCAGCTGGGCCAGTGTGTACAGAGATCAAATTCACCCCGACAGTAGTGGGTGTGAAGAGGATCGACAGCGATACCGTCTGGATTGACTGGACGAGCGTTGATGAGCATGTGAAGTCCTACAAAGTGGAATATTCGTTAGGTAAGGGATTCGTGATGTGGAATACCATAGTCACGGGTGCTACCGAAACCGAGCTTCATTTTCTACCTGCATGGTTACCCATCTGGGTTCATGTAGCAGGAGTTAGTGAAGGAGGTTGTGTCGGAACCTTTTCAGAATGGATAGACCCTTAAGGTTGATTCCCTCAGCCCTCTAAGGAGGGTTGGGATGTTTCAATCTATTATGAGAAAGTATGTTAAATCAACCGAAAAACCAACCCAAACCCACATTCTGGAATTTCTGGAACACGAGGGTTACAAAGTATTTGCGCGGATTAACTCAGGGCGAGTCTTTACCAGACAGGGACGGTTGTTTCGTGGTGCCCCTGCTGGATGGGCCGACATTATTGGTGCTACTAAACAAGGACGGTTCATGGCCATTGAAGTCAAAAGCAAAGGCACATACCAAAACCCAGAGCAGAAAGCATTCCAAAAGGAAGTTGATGCAATCGGTGGTTTGTACGTTGTAGTCCGTTCGGTGGAAGAACTCATGTTAAAATTGCAGTTAGAATCCAAACATGGAGAGACCTAAGCACGTAACTATCTGGAGACCTGAATTTCGGGGCACACCAATCATTGAATGGACCATTCAACCCAAGAATGCTGTCAAAGCAGCTCTTATAGGTGTGGGTATCTCCATGGCGGTACTGGGATCTAAGGCTCTAGTGGACTACCTCGACGACACCATGAGAGTTCAGTACGTCGTTAATGGCTCTTCAGCTCCCTCGATGCCCGACGAACCCCAAGTTTGGAACAGACCAACCGATTGGAAGCACAAATGAGCAATCTTATTATTTCCTTAATGCGCTCACGGCCTGTAGAGGCCCCTGAAAGGACCAACCCGAGTGTTTGTACCTGAATGGCTGGGCAAGCCCCAGAAACGCTCATACGGAGCAAATCAGCCTCAGACCTACTGTGCCAGGTGTGCAGAGCCCGTCAATAAGCGGAAGAAGTACTGTTACAGCTGCTCTTACGAGGTAATGAGAGAGAAACAGAAAGAACGAGACCAGATAAAACGAGTTATTAGTAAGTCATTATGAAAAAACAACTGATCCGTTGTCCTAAGTGTGAGGAAAACCACAAACATTCAACGCTGGGCGAGTTATCACCAACGGGATACCTAATCATTCAGGTTACTCAGGCTGGAGGTAAATACAGAAGCTTCGCCTTAATCGGTGGTAGTGACTTTTCAATTCATTGCGGTGGTTGCGGTTCTCAGGTCTATATCAAGAAAGGGGTGACTGGTGCCAAAACGGTGCTTAGTGACTGGGTCGTCGGGCTTCATCGGCCAAGCGTTGAGTAAACATTTAAACAGGCAGGGATACGAGGTGGTAGCCTTGCCTAGAAACTTGCTCTATCAGCGTAATGAGCTGACAGAGTGGATTAGTCAACTAAAACCAGAGCTGATATACCATTTGGCAGCCTACGGTAATAAATACGATCAGAGAGACCAGAGAACAATCATCAAAGCAAACATCATGGGACTATCCAACCTACTACTAGCTACCAAAAACATCCATTACTCAGCTTTCATCAACTTCGGCTCCAGCTCCGAGTACGGTAGGAAAGAGAGACCAATGAGAGAAACCGACTCCCTTGATGGTGAGTCCTTTTATGCTGTCACCAAAGCTGCGGGATCAATGCTGGCTAAGGCCTTCGCCCACCGCTACCAGAAACCAATAGTCACAGTCAGGCCGTTCTCAGTCTACGGGTTGTCAGATGATCCTAAGAAGTTTATCCCCACTGCTGTCTCAGCGTTCAGGAATGACTCACCACTCAACCTGGCTCCAGGCGTCCATGATTGGATATGGCTTGGGGACTTCTTAGAAGGCTTGAGCGTGGTCATCCAGAAGGCCAACGATCTTAAAGGCCAGGCAGTCAACATCGGCACAGGCATCCAAACCTCCAACCACGCCATCGTTTCCATGCTTAGAAGAATCAGCGGCAAGCCAGGTGTAGTCAAGCAAACCGCACGCATGAGGGATTACGACACCTCAGAGTCATGGGTAGCAGATATCAGCCTAATGAAATCTCTAGGCTGGAAACCCAAGGTTGACATAGAGGATGGATTAACCCACATGTATTATGGAAATAACCAATAAGGATTTAAAGAGACGCATTCTAACTATCAGCCATGAGCACGGGCTGTCACACCTCGGTTCGTGCCTGACAGCTGTGGACATTATCGAAGAGATATATCAGACTAAGAAGCGTGATGAGAAGTTCGTTCTTTCCGCTGGTCACGCTGGACTGGCTCTCTACGTCGTCCTTGAAAAACACTACGGCTATAACGCTGAGGAGTTGTTCCAACAATCAGGCGTCCACCCTGACAGGCTGGCTACCAGAAGATTTATCGAGGGCACAGCTGACGGTTATGAATACCCGATTGACTGTAGTACTGGCAGTCTGGGTCAGGGAATAAGCATTGCAACAGGAATGGCTATTGCCAATCGCGATAAGAAAGTCTATACTCTACTAACAGACGGAGAGATGAACGAAGGCAGTTGTTATGAAGCGTTAGAGGTTGCCCATGAGCTAGGATTAGGGAATCTAGAAGTCTATATCAATTGCAATGGTTTTGGAGCGTATAAGGAGCTGAGTAGAGATCACATTATAGACCGCTGTCGTGGATTTACTAATGTAAACATCCATTTTGTTCAGACAGACGTAAGTGATTTTCCTTTTCTTCAAGGGCTGAAAGGTCACTATGTCACACTAAGTGAATCAGATTATGAGCACGCAAACAACATACTTAGAGAGGAACAAGCTGGGGCAGTTCACTAATGCACCGAGACCTGAACAGCGGAATCGAGTAGCGTTGGTATGTCCGATAGATCAGAAGCCTTTTGAGGTGAAGGCGTATCGACTGAAGACGGGTACAGAGCTGACATGCTCGCGTAGTTGCGCCAATACACTGAAGTTCACAGGCAAGGAGAAACGTAAGTGGGGTAAGGCTAGGTGGTTCTGGGTAGACAGACCTAACGAGTATCGTAACCTACACAAGAAATTATACAAACTATATGGAAAACCAGATAAGTGTGAGCACTGCAAACAACAGAAATCAAAGTATTACTGGTCAAACAGAACAGGGAAATATTTGATAGACAGGGAGGATTGGTTAATGTTATGTGCCTCCTGTCACTGGAAGTACGATTTTAGTAGAGCAGCATGAGAAGGGCATTTGTTGACGAATTACACAAGCATATGACGAACGACCCCAGTATATGGGTAGTTACTGCTGATCTCGGTTATGGGATGTTTAACCAGATACGTGACGATTTCCCAGACCGCTTCATCAACGTCGGAGCTGCTGAGCAGGCTATGGCAGGTATCGCTGTCGGTCTGGCTCTCCAGGGAAAGAAGCCCTTCTGCTACAGCATCACACCCTTCCTGCTATTCCGACCATTCGAAACCTGGAGGTTGTACGCCAACGGTGAAAAGATTCCCGTTCGTCTCGTTGGAGGGGGACGGGGAAAAGACTACCTACATGACGGTCCAAGCCATGATGGAAGCGATGACAGGATATTCGTCAACGCTTTTCCCAATATTGGTTTCATGGAACCCACAGACAAAGCAGCCATCCCCTACATGGTCAATCAGATGGTTAAGGAAAACAAACCCGTCTACATCAACCTCAAACGATAATTTGACTTTACCCAAAGCCCGTATTACCATCATCTAAGCTAGTAGACCCTAGCCACAGTGGATATCATGGCCACCCGAGAATATCGGCGTGGTCTTTTTTAATGGCTAGACCAACGAAGTACGATCCCAGCTTTGTAGCAGAACTAGAGAACTACCTGGCAACAACAGGGAGGGAACAAACCAAGCTACCAACAGTCGAGGGATTTGCTCTGTGGTTGGGTGTGAGCAGGGATTCACTCTATGAGTGGTCCAAGCTATATCCAGCGTTTTCCGACACTTTAGGACAGATAGAGCACAAACAGAAGGAACAACTGGTCAATGACGGTATATACGGCGGTAAGGAAGTCAACGCCACAATTGTTAAATTACTCCTCCAAAACAATCATGGGATGAGGGAGAAACAGGAACTAACAGGCAATGACGGCGGACCACTCAACATCAATCTCTATACCGGAACAGGATTTACTCCCCCACCAGAGACAGGTGTTATTACAGGACTCGCAAAAGTTCAAAGTGTTAGTCTGGCACAGGAGAGCACGGAAGACATCGACGGCACTCAATGAGCTAAATAAACAGGCTCATTTAAAAGTCGGTACTTACTGGATGGTATTTCCAACCAGAACCGAAGCTAAGGACGCAGTCTGGAAAGATCCAAGAATGCTGTTTAGGGTGATAAGCCCGAGGTTGATTGAAAGAACCAACGAAACAGAGCTAACGATCTATCTCAAGTGCGGTAGTGTGATCATCCTCAAGGGAGCTGATGATCCTGATTCTCTTAGAGGAGCAGGGCCATTAGGTGTGGTACTCGATGAGTACGGCACCATGAAACCTGAGGCTTGGATGGTTATTGAACCAATCCTTAGAGCCAACGGCGGCTGGGCATGGTTTATAGGGACGCCTAAAGGCAAGAACCACTTTTACACCATGTACCTGAGGGGCTTGGAAGGACACCATCAGTGGAAGTCCTACCTGCTGAAAGCCTCTACGTCGGGAATCATCCCCCTGGATGAGCTGGCTGAGTCTAAAAAGTCAATGGCTCAGGCTGATTACAACCAGGAGTGGGAGTGTGATTTCCTAGAAGGTCAGGGGGCAGTATTCAGAAATGTCAGAGCGGCCTGCACTGCCAAAGAGGAATTACCGATTGCGGGACATGTTTATGTGATGGGGGTAGATTTAGCCAAGGTTCAGGATTGGACAGTAATTACAGTATATGATCGAGCAACTAATGCACAGGTATATCAGGATCGTTTCCAGACTCTCGAATGGCCATTCCAAAAGGCACGGATTAAAGCCTGCTTTGAGCGCTACAATAAAGCGCTGGTATTACTCGACGCAACTGGTGTTGGTGACCCCATTGCTGATGATCTGCTTCGGATGGGAGTTAGCGTTGCCC